ATGAACAATCACCATTCGCAGGTCAAATTATCCCGCACCGTGAAATTCGTGTTAAATCTAATGGCACAGCGGTCTTTTATGGCGTTATAGATGACTGGAACTTAAATTATCAACCTAATGGAGATAACCAAGCTATAGCTTTAGCTTCTGACGGTTTCACACTTTTAGCTACACAATCACTCTCAGCTCACACAGCTACAAGTCAACTACCTGGAGCTAGAATCAATGCTGTTTTAGATAGACCTGAAGTTAACTGGCCAGCAGCTGCAAGAAATATTGATGATGGTCAAGTTACCCTTCAAGCTGATGAAGTTGGAGAAGGCACTGGAGCTTTAACTTATTTACAAGTTGTTGAGCAAACTGAGGCTGGTTCTTTATTTATTTCTAAAGATGGAAATATTACTTTTCAGGATTCTTTAACTGGCCCTTCGTCTGCTACCTCTGTTGATTTAACTGATGATGGTACTGGTATTCCTTTCTCTAATATTTCTGTTGTTTACGGTTCAGAGCTTTTGTATAACCGTGTTGTTGTGACTAGGAATGGTGGTAATCCTCAAACATCTGAGGATATTGACTCTCAAGCTGCTTATGGTATTTCTACTTTGAACCTTGATGGGCTTCTTTTTGATAATGATGGTGATGCTTTAGAGTTAGCGAATTTTCTTGTTGGTCAATATTCTGAACCTGAGTATCGTTTTGATTCTTTAACTGTTCAAATGTCTGAACTTTCTACAGTACAGCAGAATCAACTTTTGGCTTTGGAATTAACTGACCAGGTTCGTATCAAGTTCACTCCAAACAATATTGGTTCACAAATTGTTAAATATGCTGAAATTACTGGTATTGAGCATCGTGTGGGTATTTTTGTTCACGAACTTACTTTCAGGTTCTCTACTCTTGATTATGCTGCGTTTGTTTTGGATGACCCATCGTTTGGTGTGTTGGCTGGTAAGACTACTTATGATTTGAGCAGCGTGACATATTCTGCAAGTTCGATAAACTATGATGGTAACGACTTAGGTTTCTCTAATAGGTTAGGTGCATAGTTTGGCTACAAATTTTCCAACAAGTTTAGATAATTTCACTAATCCTGTATCGGGTAACACTCTTGATTCTCCTTCTCATTCTTTGCAACATTCTGATGCTAATGATGCTATTGAAGCGATTGAGGCAAAACTTGGTGTTGGTGCTTCTCCTGCTGGTTCTGCTACGGCTGGTCAAGTTTTAACTATTAGTGCAGCAGGAACATCAGGCTGGTCTACACCTACAGTTCCAGGTTTAGTGCAAGTTGTTCCAACTTCTGTTGCTGTCGGTTCAGGTTCAGGTTCGGTTGATGCGAACGGAGCAGTAACTTTTTCTGGAGCAAGTTCAATTTCATTAAATGGTATTTTCACTTCTACATATCAAAATTATAGAATTTTAGTAATGGCTTCAAATGCAACAAGTAATGATTTAGATTTATATGCAAGATTAAGATTATCTGGAACAGATGCTTCTGGTGCAACTGATTATCGTTTTGGTGTTTTAAGAAATACTTTTGGGGGTGGAACTTCTAATCAATTTGCTAATGGTGCTTCTACAATGCAAGGTGGCACAATTTCAAATTTGAATGAAAATTATGTAACTTTTGAAGTTAGCAATCCTTATGCAACTAAAAATACTTTATTTTTAACTTATGGAAGTTCAAAGGGAAGTTCTGGTGGTGGTGGTTGGTTTTGGGTTGGAAGTGGTATTCATATTCAAAATACTGCTTATGATGGCATTACTTTTTTTGCAAATGGTGAAAATAGTACTGGAACTATTCGTGTTTATGGATATAGGAACTAATTATGGCTAAACAAGATATAACTCCAGCAGATTCAGTTGTACCAGTTTAGTTAGAACCTGTTTCTAAAGCAGAATTAGATGAACGACAAGCATCTGCTGACGCTATTGAGTCTGCTCGTTTGGAACGCGAAGCGAAACTTGAATCAGCATTAAACAAGTTGAAGTCTTTAGGTTTAACAGAATCTGAAGCCAAAATCATTATTGGGTTAGAATAAGAACAAGTATTTAGGAGAATAGATGCCTTTCAGAGTTTTCGCAGCAGGGGAAGTTTTAACTGCTGCTAACGTAAACGACTATCTTGCTGAACAAGCAGTCTCAACATTTGCTGGTACTGCTGCTAGAGCAAGCGCAATCACATCACCAACCGAAGGTCAAATATCTTATTTACAAGATACTGACCAATTGTCTTACTATGATGGTTCAGCTTGGGTTAATGCTCCTGGTGCTAGACCAACTCTTATAGCTCCTCAAGAGAAAATAAACATTTCAGCTTCTACTGCTACTGGTACTGTTTCGATTAACGCTGCTACTGATTCTGTTACTTACTACACAGCGAACGCTAGCGCGAACTTTACTATCAATTTAAGAGGTAACGCTTCGCTATCAATGAATAATGCTTTGCAGACTGGTGAGTCTGTTACAACTGTTTTCTTGAACACTAACGGAACAACTGCTTACTACCCAACAGCTTTCCAAGTTGATGGTGGTTCTGTTTCTCCGAAATGGCAGGGTTCTAGTGCGCCAACGGCTGGTAACGCTAGCTCTATTGATGCTTATTCGTTTACTGTTATTAAGACGGCTGGTTCTGCGTTCACAGTTTTGGCTTCGCAAACCCAGTTCAAATAAAAGAGGCTGACCGATGCCTATTGTTGGTTCTTTTGCTGGTGCTTCTAGTCGTGCTTATGGATTACAAGCAGGTTTAAGTTTATCTAATTTTTATTCTATTGAAACAACAACTTTAGGTAGCGCAACTTCAACTGTAACTTTTAGTTCAATTCCACAAACTTATACTCATTTACATTTAAGAATCTATGCAAGAGGTTCAACTAATGATGCTTTATATATGAGAATAAATGGAGATACAAGTTTAACTTATACAAGACACGCTTTAAGGGGAGCAAGTTCAAATATAGGTTCTTTTGGAAATGCATCGCAAAATAGTGCTTATGTTGGTCAAATAAGAGCAACTGGTTCTAATCCATTTGGAGCGTATCTTATAGATATCTTGGATTACAAAAATACTAATAAAAATAAAACAATAAAATTCAAATCTGGCTACAACAATAATTCAGATGGATATATAGAATTAAATTCATCTTGTTATTTAGCCACCTCTGCAATTAGTTCTATAAGTTTTTTTGTAGGCTCAACAGGTGGAATTGAAACAGATTCTCGATTTGCTTTATATGGGGTGAAATAAATGCCATCAGGTCCAACTTACAAAGTAATTAGTTCAACAACTGTTTCTGGTAGTAGCACAACAAGTATTACTTTCAATAGTATTCCTCAAACTTATACTGATTTAATAATTATTTTTAGAATTGCTCAAGCAGATGCATATGTTCTTGCAAGATTTAATGGAGATAGTAGTGCAAATTATGGTCGCCAAAGTATGTTCAATAACTTATCAGGTAATTCTGCTGGATTATCGTTAAATGAAACTGCTGCATATCCAGAAGGAAGTTCTACTGCTGTTGGTAGAAGTAATGTTATTTGGAATATATTAAATTATTCAAGTTCAACTACTAATAAAACAAGTCTTATGGAATATATTTGTCAGCCTCAAGCAGTTGCTATGCTTGTAACTCCTTATCGTTCTAATACTGCAATAACCAGCATTACTTTCACAACACCATCTGCAAATGTTTTCTTATCTGGTTCAACTATTACTATTTATGGAGTGGCGGCAGCATAAAATGGCAAACGAAACTTATATTTTAATTAGTTCAATTTCAGTAGGTGTTTCTGGTGCTTCCAGTATTGATTTTACAAATATTCCTCAAACTTATACAGATTTGAAAATAGTAACATCTTTAAGAGCAGCAGGAGTAGATAATCAAATAAAATTTAATGGTTCATCATCAAATTTATCATCAAGATATGTTTTTTCTACTGGTTCAGGAGTTAATGGTGGAACTGATGCTTCAAATATACAATTACAAGGTTCTACAACTAATAGCACTACTGCAAATATCTTTGGTATGCACGAAATATATATTTCTGGTTATACAGCAGCAACAGATAAACCTATTTCAATCACCTCTTGCGTAGAAGAAAATTCAACTACTGGTTACACATTTTTATCAGGTGGTTTATGGCAAAATTCAAGTGCAATAACTTCTATAAGTATCACAAATTCATCTGGAAATTATGTTCAATATTCCACAGCCTATCTTTATGGAATAAAATCTAGTTAAGAGAAAAGAGAAAACAAAT